TTTATTGTATATTATTCACTCCACAATTTCACTACACTACTTGCAGTATAATTTGAGTTACATTTTATATACTTTCGCACATTCACTTCACACTTTTTTTCACCCTTTTGTTTTACTCCTTTTGGTGCAGGTGGTTCACGAGATTTAAAATTACATGTTGGAGATATTGATAAAAATATCCTATCGGACGTAGCAACATCAGAAGGTAAAGATATTGGTAAATATATGGTTCTTGAAAAAGTAAATAACTGGGAAGACAAGGTGCTTATTGATGCTTGCTCTAAGGACTTGATTTTTGACCAAAAACCAGATGGCAATTACGAATTTACTTGCAATGTTGTCAACAATAATCATAATGAATTAGGCGGTTATAAAAAAAAGAAAAAATAAATACACCAAGAAAAATAAGAAGAACAATAAAAAATAAATTTTTAACTTTTTTACACACATTTTTTACATTTATTTTGGAATTATTCGTGGATTACTTACCTCTCCCATTACATCATCTGTATTATAATAATTTCCATCCTTATCTTTAAAATAAATTACACCTTGTTCTTCTTCAGTATAAACATCAACTTTTACCTTAATATTATCTAGTTGTGAATCTTGTTCACTATTTTCAACAATATTCACTTTACCATGGGGTTGACCTTTTAAATGTGTTCCACAAAAATCACATTCCTTTCTTTTTCGTCTGCTACATTGTTCTCCATTTGAACGTTTTGCCATACAACGTTCACTAATGCATATTGTTGTTTTATTTCTTTGCCTTTTATTTAAATCTTCATCTTTTAATGTAAAGTTATCGTAATCATATATATATTTTATTAAATCGTTCTTTGTTTCACATTCATTATTTGATATTTTGCTACATAAATTATTCTTAAATAATTGAATGTATTCACTCACTTTTTTATTTATTCTATTTTGCATATTGTTTTATTATAATTAATAAAACAATAATAAAATCAATTTTTATTTTAAATATTTAACTTTTCAAGCAAGCATTCATATTTGTAAAAATATTTCCTGATAAACATTTATTACTATCATTTATTGTTGTACAATATCCATTATCTATTTTACAAAATTTTGTTGAACTATTATTCATAGTATTATTATCGGCAACATTGTTGCTATTTACATTATTATACTTAATATTATTTATTAATTGAGTATCATTTTCTCTATTAAGATTATTACGACCTCTATAATAATTGTCCATTGAACGACTTGTTATTCTTTGCAATGTTGTGCCTGTTGAATCAATTGTTCCGGCAGCAACATCAGCACTAACTTTAACTCCTTTTGCACTTGTATCAGAAGTTTGACTTGCTGTGTTACTTATAGAATAACCAAGAAATCTATATATTTCACGCATTATTGGACCAGCATCTTCTATTGTTTCTTCGGTTACACGACCAAATACATAAAATATATTAAAACCTAATAATGCTAACAATAATATTACTATTATTACATATAAAGTAAATGTTGTTGTATCAGTTGAACCTGATTGTAAAGGTACATCTTTAACAACATTATTAATAGTATTATTTACACTTTCAACAGTATTTTCTATTGTTTCATTTATTGTATTTAAAACCTCAGATGATTTTTTTGAAAAATTACTTAACTCGTTAGCTAATTTATATGAAGGTGCTGACATAGATCTTGAATTACTCATTTTACTTAATGTATATATTTATTTGAGAATAAAAATAAATATATGTATGTTTATATGGTTTTATATAATTTCTTTTCAAAAAAATATTGTTAAATTTAAATATTAATTTTATAACATTGAATAAACATCTAATTTTTGTTCTAAGCTTGTTTTTGGTTTTACGTATATCTCATTTTTTTTTATTTCTTTAAACATAGTATCCAATTGTTTAACAATATTATCAACACTTTTTATATCTTTAGCAAGAGGTATTGAAAAATCTATTTTATCTACTACTATTGATATAGCAAAATATACAATATATCTTTTTTGAGACCAACTTCGTATTCCATATTTAAAAGTAAATAAATCAAATAAATTTTCCATCATAGAATTAATACCTTTACCTTTATCCTTAACCATATCAAATAAAACATGCCATATTAACCACAACCCATCTATTGCGTGTTTTCCTAGACGTTCTGGAACAAAATCACGTAATAAACATTCTATTTTACTTTTTCTTTTTCTACACATTTCATCAAAATGAACCATCCATTCATACCAATAACATGTTTGATTAAAATTTTCACTTTCTTTGCTTAAATTATAGCAAAATTCATTTAGAGACATATATAATTCTTTTGGGTCACCTTGATTAAAAATTGTATCAACATATTTTGTTGATGGTGCTGTAAATTTATTGCTCATAACATTAAGGTCTACTTCATTATCTTTTATTTTTACATATTGAAATTTAGTTTTTCTATTACTTTTACATACAATAACAACTAAATCAAAAAACATTTTTCTTATATTTTCATTATTACGCAGTTCCAAATCATCATTTGAACTATTTGCAATTTCTTTAAATTGTTTTAATAACTTATTTATTAAAAGTATTAAACGAGGATTTGCTATATGTATACATTCACAAGAATAATTAATTATACTATTCCATAATTCTAGATAATAACCACTTGCTATACATTCAGCAGTCCAAAAACAAGTTGTTTCTATATTTGAACGTGACATTTCAGATATTACTTCTTTTAAAACAGCAGTCTTTTTATAACCTGAAAAACTTATTTTATTAAAATCATTCATATTTCGCACATCTTTTAATAATGTTATGTTTGTTTCTTTTGAGGACATAGTCATGTTTTATTTAAACAAAAAAAAACATAACATATTACACAATTTAAATTTTTTAACGTGTATATTTTGTTACACGTGTAAATGAATCAACGGTGTATATAATAAAAATCCCTAAAAACAAATATAATACTATTTCTTCTGTAACATATTCAGATTTTCTTTCATTTTGCTTTTCTAAAAGTTCTATTAAATAATTTACCTTTTCTTCTAAAGAATTATTATTTACATTTTCTGTCATATTTTCTACTACTCTTTTATTGTAATTTTCTGAAAAAAATCCTATATTTTCATATGCAAAACCATCTTCATTATTATTTTTAGGAAATTCGGATACTAATTCCTTTGAATTTGTTGGTTCATTATTCACTGGTTTGAAATCTACTAATTCATCATTGTCGTCATTATCATTTAATTCAAAAGATATTTTTTTCTTTTCTGTCTTTTTTCTTAATCTTTTTTTTATATCGTCACTTGATGTTTTATTTTTATTTTCTATATTTGTCTCATCACGTAAAAAAGGTGCAGCATTTAAAGCTAAAGACATATCTAATTTTATAATATATTATATAACGAATTTTTTTTCATATTTATTTTGTATTCTTTTTTTATATTAATATATTTATATTATGAATAATTTAAGTATATTTATTGTTCTTGTTTTATGTGGGTTACTTGTTTTTAAGTATACTGATTTCAATAAAAATGATAGAATTTTCCTAGCTCAAATGTTTTTCTTCTTTGCATTAATTTTTATTACTAAAGAAAAAGATATTTATGGTTTGTTGTTCTTAATTTTTATGATTTATTTTTCGCAAAAAACTATGGAATCACAAGAAGCATTTACTAATTTACAATATAGCGAACTTGAACCCGTTAATGATTCTGTTAATGATTCTGTTAAAGAAACTATTAAATGTAATAATTTCTGCAAAAAAAATCCTGAAAAAGTTACTACTAATGATAATTGTTTATTAAGTGATTTAATGCGTAAACCAGAAAAATCTAATCAAATTCCTATTCAAATTATTGAAGATAAAGATGTTTTACCTGCTTCATCACCTAATCCTTATTTAAACTTTAATTCTTTCTAATAAATTTTTTATAACTATTATATATCACAAATAAATAATAATGTTTTATGATATGTTTGATTCTCAAGTTAAAACATTAAACGATAGTAAATATTTTGCTGGTTTTATTATGATTTTAATTAATATTGGTTCACGATTTATTGATATTAAATTTAGTAAAAATCAAGAACATTTTATTAAATATATATTCAACAAAGAAGTTCTAATTTTTGCTGTATCATGGAGGGCAACCGGTGATATTTATATGGCACTTGTATTAACTATTATTTTCGCTGTCACTATGAACATTTTGTTTAATGATGAATGTGCGTATTGTATATTACCTGAAACTATGACTAATAATCATACTGATATGTATGATTTAAATGGTGATGGTGAAATTTCTGATGAAGAAATACAAAAAGCAAAGGAATTACTTAAACAAGTTGAAAAAAAGAAAAATAGACAAAAAGTTGTAGACCAATTATCATATTTTAAGAATAATTTAGATGTTTATCCTTATTCTGCTTATTAAAAATATAATGCCATTTGATTTTCTTTCTTTTCAAAACCTTGCTTTTCATAAAAAATCATATTATTTTCGTTACAATTTAATATTATTTTATAACAATTCATTTCCTTCGCATGTTCTATACACTTTTGTATCAATAATTTACCAAAACCTGTTCCTCTTATATTTTTATCAACAACTAAATCCTCTATATGTGCTACTTTACCCATATTACGAATTAATTTTTCTTCTATAAAAATTGTTATTGAACCTGCTATTTTTGTTTCATTTGTTTCTATTACATAAATTTGTTTATTATTATCTAATTTTGAAACATAATTATTAAAATAAATTACGTATTTATTTGATAAAGGGTCTAATGTGAAATATTGAACTAATAATTCTAAATAACCTTTATGATAATCATCATATTCTAATTTTCTCAATTGAAAATCCATTAATATATTCAATAATAAGTTTAAGTTTAAACATTTATTTATGATATAATATAAATGAAAGTTGCGCTTATTATTCCATCTACATCTAAAGGGAGGGATTGGAAAACTTGCAATGAAACATATCTATTAAAACATACTATAAAAACATTTTTATATACATACGATAAAGAACATAATTACACATTTTATATTGGTATTGATAGAAATGACCCTATTTATGATAATAATAATATTAGAATTAAAATTTCCAAATTTATATCAGTTCTAAAAAACATTGATTTAAAATTTGTATATATGGACGATGTAAAAAAAGGTCATTTAACAATTATGTGGAATATTTTATTTGACAAAGCAATAGAAGATAATAATGATTATTTCTTTCAATGTGGAGATGATATTGAATTTAAAACAAAAGGTTGGGTTAATGATTGCATTAATGTTTTAAAAAATACAAATGATATAGGTGTAGTTGGACCTATTAATAATAATCCGTATATATTAACACAATCATTTGTATCTAAAAAACATAAAGAATTATTTGGTTATTACTTTCCACCTGATATTATTAATTGGTTTTGCGATGATTGGATTAATGAAGTTTATAAAAAATTAAATCATTTTTATCCATTACAAAATCATTTATGTAATAACGTAGGAGGTAATCCGCGTTATGATGTTAATAATGATTCTAATTTTGCTTTTGATTTTAATAATAATATGCAAAAAACAAGAATACTATGTTATGAAATTGTTGAAAGAGATTATCAAAGAGTAAATGGGAAATTGGGAAATAAATTATAGGTAACATTTTTGAATTATAATATTAAATATATTTACACATATACAATTTAAATATTATTTATATATCTTAGTTATATAAATTATGAAGAATATAGTAATATGTAGTTGTGTAAAAAACTGCGAATTATATATTGATTCCGTCTTTAAAAATATTAAAACAATTTCAACTTACTGCAATATAATAAAAATTATAATTTCTTTTGATTTATCTAATGATAAAACGCTATTAAAATTATGTAAATATAAAAAGGAATATGATATGGATATTATAATAAATAGAAATCCTTTACATCAAAATAGAGTAGTTAATATAACTAATGCTAGAAATGCTTATATGAATATTTTAAAAAACATAGAATTAAACATTGATAATTTTATTGTTATGGATTTTGATGATGTTTGTTCAACTAAAATAAATGAAAATACTTTACAAAAAGTATTTAATAATTTAAATAATAATATATACGAAAAATGTGGTATAACATTTAATAATAAAAGATATTATGATTATTGGGCTTTATCATTAGACGAATATGTATATAGTATATGGCATACAAACAATCCTAGAAAAATGATGTATGAAATGAAAAATATACTATATAATAAAATGAATAATTGTAATGATTATATTAAAGTTGAATCGGCTTTTAATGGATTTGGTATATATGATTATAATACATTTAAAAACTCTATTTACGATTATAATATTGATTTAACAATATTTGATAACGATAAATTAAATTTACTAACAAAAAAAGGATATACAATTAACAATTCAGGAATAGATTGTGAACATCGTTATTTTCATTTTAAAGCAAAACAAGATAATAATGGACAACTAATTATAATGAAAGACGCTTTATTTAAACCTTATTTTGGTGAACACGCAGCATTTTTATACGATAACAATATAAAATGTAATATATATGTATGTCATTATACTCCTCTTAAAGATAGAAAGGCATTCTTTATTAAACAATCTAATAAATATAATTTACTTGATAAAGTAAAATTTTTAGAAAATAATGATAGAGAACATTTACCGAATGATTATGTAAGTAATTATGATATAACTAAATTAAAATCAAGCGAAATTAGTTTATTTACAAAGCATATTGATGGTATGACATCAATAATAAAAGGTGAATATGAATATGGAATAATTATGGAAGATGATTGTATATTTGAAGAAAATTTCTTAGAACATTTAACTAAATATATTACTAACTTGCCTCAACATTTTGATATAATTTATCCGGGTTTTTTTCCTTTTTTAAAATATTATAAACAATATTCAGGTAATGAACATCCAATTAAAAATGAAATGACTGAAACAAATGAATATTTTTATGATATGACTAATATATGTGTATTTCCTTGGACAGGTAATAATAAAGGAACAGATTTCTATATAATTTCTAAGAAAGGTTGTAAAATAATTTTAGATGAGTTTGAAAAAAACAAAAATTCCAATTGTAAAATATCTCAACCAATAGATCATTACATGGGAACAATGTTATCAAGAATGAAGGCTAATGTATATTGGACAAAAACAGATATTGTTAGTCACGGATCATTGACTATATTTAAAAATTCTATGCTAGGACGTACAGATTGTTTGGCTGCTAGTGGAACAAAATAAAGTTATTATTTAATATATAATATAAATGTATAAATATATATTAAACTATGTATATTTTTGTATTAGCAGGAGGTATAGATAATAATAATGAACCTAATGTTTTTGTTAAGAAAAGATTAGATAAGGCTATTGAATTATTTAATTCAAATAGTTTAATAATAATTTTAGGCGGTGGAACATATCATAAACCACCTGGATTAGATTCAAATCAATATGTAATGCATGAATCAACCAGTTGTGCTAATTACTTGATTAACAAAGGAATTAACCAAGATAAAATAATACGTGAATGGGCATCATATGATACAATAGCAAATGGTTATTTTGCCTTTTTAAATTATATAGTTCCATTTAAAATAAATGAATGTAGTGTAATAACTTCTCAGTTTCATATTAAACGTACACAAACAATATTTAATTATTTTAATAACCTGATTTCAAACAACAAAGTAATTTTGAAATACATAGAAACAGAAAATATTATTGAAAATAATATATTAAAAACTAGATTAGAAAGAGAGGAAAATAGTAATAATAGTTTTAAAAAAAATATAGTTTATGTTAAAGATACACTAGAAAAATTTAGTTTGTGGTTTTATACAGAACATAATGCATATAAATCAAGTATTAGTTATTATAAAGATTATTTGATTAACGATACATATTAAATAATAATATTATAATTACATAAAGATTTCCATATTATTAATAAATATATAATGTCTCATAATAAATCTATACAAAATTTAATAACAAATAAGCGTGTTTGCATTGTAGGTCCTGCTAACTATTTAAATAATTTAAATATAGGAAGTGAAATAGATAATTATGATACAATCATTCGTTTTAATAAAGGATATAACTTAATAAAAAACCCAAATATTTTTGGAAGTAGAACGGATATATTATATCATTGTGTATCTCAAGATATAGATAATGGTGGTCCAATTACTGAAGATATGGTAAAAGAATATGAAATTGTATTTTCTTATCCATTTCTTACACAACGTGATAATACGAGCTTTCAATACGGGAACTCTGTAGAATACAAAAATTTACCAAAATTTATTTCAAAAATGAATATAGTTAAAAAAGACATTTATTTAAAATGGGAAAACGATATTGGATGTAGACCTAATACAGGTATAATAGCAATACTTGATATTTTAGATATGAATCCAAAGGAATTATATATTACTGGTTTTACTTTATTCAAGGATGGATATTCAAAATTATATAGAGATAAGATAGAGAATAAAGTAGTAACTGAAAAAAATAGCAAATTTAAAGTATTAGATAGAATGTTTAACGCAGGGTATAAGGGTGCACATGATCAATATTTGATATATTTATATCTTAAAAAACATTTATTAAATAAAAATAACGTAAAAATGGATAAAATATTAATCGAAATACTTAATTTTGACGAAAAAATATATGCTCTAAATAATAGCTTGGATAATTTAACTAGTAGAGAAATATTTATTCATTATTTGTATAATGACTAATATATCAATTCGAATTGATAATTATTTAAATATTTTATAATATACATTATTATAAAAATGCATATTATAAATGAAATAAAAAATAAAATATATTTACACAATCCTGAAATTAGAAATAACTATGAAAACATTGATACAAATGACAATAAATTCATAACAGATTTTTTAAACGATGATAAATTAAAATATAAAGATCACGTAATTACATTACTAGGTTATACAAATACCATAAATAAACATACAAATTGGTATCCATGGTTTAGGTTTTTGGATGTATTTAAAACGATTGGATATAAATGTGAATGGTGCGAAATAAATAATATCAAACGAAATGGTGAAAAAAGGCTATTTATAACATGGAATGAACCAACCTGTTCAGAATTAATAGATAATGGATTAATTAAAGAGGGTGATATTATATTTCAAAAATTAACATCACTCGGTAAGGGTAATGAAAGTGTTAACTGGACACACAACCCGTATGAATGGTGTAAGACATGGACGTGGTCATTATATCAAATGTTTGAAAAATATTACGATAAAGGTTATGATATATATGCTTTTGGGTGTAAATCTAAGTTTGACGATTTTCCTGAAAAAAAAAGAATATGTGAAAAAATGAAAAGTAGAATATATTGGATATCATGGGGGGGAACTCCTTTCAATTTAAATCAAATATTAGAATGTAGACCCAAAATGGAAAATTTACAAGAAGAATGTGTTTTTGTTGGTAGTAAATGGGGAAACGTTGGTAGAGGCAATATAGATGCTTGGGAAAAGTATCTATCACCTTTGGAAAAATGTAAAATATTAAAAACTTATGGTGGTATTGGAAAAAAACACCTAACAAATGAAGAAATGGATATAGAATTAAAAAAAGCGAAAATATGTCCAATAATACACGCTCCTTCATGGCAAGCTGAAAGAGGAATTCAAGACCGATTCTATTCAGTTTTTATATCTGGAAGATTTGGTATTTGTGATAATTTAGGTGCTATAGATATTTTTGGAGATGAACTGAAAGAAATTTGTCACGAAAATCCAGATGAATATTTTAAAAAAACATTATATTTTATTAAAAATGTTAAAGAACAAGAATATTATATTAGGTTTATTCAAAATAAAATAAAGCATAAATATAATTTTTATGTTCAATGGTATAACATTATGTGTGGTATTCATAACTTTTAAATAATTAATATAATAAAATAATTATATTTAAAAAAATAAAGAAGAAGGGGTTTTTGTTGAAATTGGTGCAAGTGATGGTATATTATTATCAAATTGTTTTTTATTAGAAAAAAAATATAAATGGGATGGTATATGCATTGAACCAATACCATACAAATTTAATAGTTTAATACAAAATAGAAATTGTACATGTATTAACAAAGCAGTTTTTACACCTTTTCTCATTTGAAACGCCCATTTTATATAAAATTGATTTAATTATAATATAAATATTACAATTAACTAAATTAAAATGTCATTGTGTAATGGTAATGGAGAATGTTTAAATCAATGTGAGTGCGAATGTTATAACGAAGAAACTGATGAATATAATGAAGTATGTGTTTGTGGTCATAGAGAACATAATGGTTATTGTCCTTCTAATTGTTGTGTGCCAATTGAATGTAGAAATTATAAATATTGTAATGTAAAACAACCGAAATGGGTATCATTTTGTCATAATGGTATGTGTATGAATTGTGCTGTTCAAATGGGAAAACATACACATACAAATAAAGTAGAAGATTGTTGTGTATGTTTGGAAAATAAAATTATGATAATACTAAAATGTAATCATAAAGTTTGTAATGATTGTTGGTATAATATTACGAAAGAAGGGTTTGGAAACAATGAACATAACCCATTATGTCCGTTATGTCGTAATTTGAATGATTGGGGTAAATAATCGGCGTTTGAAATGTTAAAAGGTGTAATAAAAGTAACTTAGAAGTATATTTTTCTATACATAAATACGGAGAATATACACAAGATGGTATCTCTGGAATGACTGAATACTTAGACAAACACAAAGAAAATGTTTTAAAAAATGAAACAAGAATAAAGGTTAAAACCCAAACATTAAATGATATATTAGAAGAAAATAATTCACCAGAAATTATTGACTATTTATCTTTAGATACTGAAGGAACCGAATTAGAAATTTTAAAATCCGTTGATTTAAATAAATATAAGTTTAAAATTATTTCAGTAGAACATAATCATATGCTGAAAAGAAGAAATGAAATATTTAAATTATTAACTAGCTATAACTATAAATTATATAAATCCATAAATGCAGATGATTTTTTCATTTATCAATTGTAACCAGTATTTAACCACCTATTACTATCATTTTTAACCATTATATATTTTTTTTCAATACAACGAACATAATCATATGTATATAAATCATTATTTATTTTTCGTTGTATTTGTTGCCAACAAGGATATATTTGAGTAAAATATAAAGCTATAATTCCTTGATCATTTGTAGTACTTATAGGGTATTTCAATAATAAATTATAAATATCAGTGAATGTATTATCATTTATAATATTTGTATCGTATAACATAATTGTTGTTTGAAAATATGACTCACTTATATCATATGTGGTTTGTAATTTATTATATATATTATGACTCTTAACAAATTGGTCCCCTAGTTTTAATCCATTTCCTGGAGATATTGGTTTACACCAACCGGCATTTTCATTATCAACACCGTCTCTATTTGCAATTAGTGTATTTGGTTTACGTAATTTTAATATCTCTGATATATCATGATATATATGAATGCCACAATCTAAATAAAATATGTAATCCCATTGTTTAAAATATGTATTAAATAAATAAAATTTATGAAACTGAAATCTTTTTCCAAACCAATGTTCAGGTCGTTTTAATTCACGTTGTGAATTTAAAAATTTATTATCTGATAATATTGAGAGATTCGGAAAATATTTAATAATAACATTTCTATCTGTAATTAAATTATTTTTTGTTGTTTCATTCATGAGAATTTTCAAATCATCACCCACAACTAAACATACTTCACCATTATAATTACCAATAATTCTTAATTTATGTAGTGTATATAAAAATTTTGGAAAATAATTTTTATCACAGGTAAAAACACAACATAATTTATTCATTATATAATATACAAATAATTAATATTTAAATAAATAATTTTTTAATAAATATAATGAATAAATTAATTCATGTTTTTTTTTGGATTATCTAATGATTCAAACAATATTATGTGTGGTATTCATAATTTTTAAATAATTATAATTTGTATAAATATATTTCGTATTAGATTTATACAAATTTTATTTTGTTGTTTTTATTAATTTTATCTTTATAATAATTATCATACCTTGATTTAAATATTTTTACATTATCTTTGTTATAAAAATAAAACGTGTTCCACCATTCTACTTTAGATTTACATTCATTTAATGATTTATCAGGTCTTTCTTGATATATAACTATATTACTATTAACTCCTATTTTTAAATTAGGGTATAAAGTATCAAATATATTTTTCATAATTTTACAAGCACCTGTCTTTTTTGATTTTAATATTTTTATATATTCAACGAGACATGTCTTAATGAAAATGTGTTTTGGATTTTTTATATAAATTAATCCATTTGCTAATTCATCTTTTCTATCATTAAATACAACTGCTATATCTATTTTATTATCTATATACATTTTATTAATAGTTTCCATACATAATCCATCAACATCACTATATAATCCACCATAAACATACAATATTACTAATCTAATTAAGTCACATTTATATCTAAGATCATGTATTTCATTGTATATATCTAAATATTCAGGAAAGTATTCTTTTAATAAAGATAAACTATTCTTATTATTCCATTTATAACAAGTAAAATCGTTATTCAATTTAAGAAATATGTTTGCATTTTCTAATATATTTTTATCAATATCTAAATCATCGTCATTTTCATTAAACCAAACTATATGATATTTATTATTAATAACATCAATCATATGTATGTTTATAAAATATATATTTAAATCAATATAAAATATATATTTAAATCAATATAAAATATATATTTAAATCAATATAATAATGATTTTAATTTAATGAAATGGAACAGCAATAAATGTTTGGAAATTATTGAAAAATATTTTCCAGAACACTTAATAGTATATAAAAATACATATGATTATCGTTATAAATGTGACCTTGTTCGCTTAGTTGTATTATATGTATATGGAGGATTATATATAGATATAGACGCAGAATGTCTTTGTGGGATAACAGATATGGATTTAAATGAAGATACCAATCTTTCTGTAGTTTTTAATAGCAACGAAACAGAAATATTTAATTCATTAATATACGTTAAAGAAAAACAAAATCCTTTTATAAAGCAATGTATTAATGAATATGCAAAATTACTACACAAAACAAATATTGGAGCGTGTCCAATAATGAAAACAATTTTTGATAAAAATTATAAAAAAGAATCTTATAAAAGCGAAAATATAGTAATACATTATGAAAAAAGTATCAAAAAAAGAGAAGATTGTATTTCAAACGAAGAATTTTGGAACTCTTTTTATATTTTTAATGAAAACTCTAAAAAAATTGTTAAATCTCGGTATAATTCTTATTATAAAGATAGGGATGATTTACAGGATGTTGATTTTTATATAATTATTTCAAAACAAAGTGTTAAACACTTGTAAATATTTAATTGAAAATTAATGATAGGTCCTTCTCTTTTTTTACTTTTAATAAACTATCACTATAATCAATAATAACACTATGCTTACATTCATTTATCAGTTTTTGTGTAAACAAACATTGTAATGTTTTTTTTTCACCATCTTTTGCACTCATATCCCATGATACACAATCTCCTTTTTTCAAATATGTTGGATAAAAATATGAAGGATGATTCAATACATCATTATTATAAATTGCACAATTTTCAAAACCTGTAAATGTAACATGTTTTTTTATCCATGTATAATTATGGTCTAATCCAAAAATATATATATTATCATATATTTTTTTATTTATAGCAACTTGTAATGCAGCTGGACCACTACCATTATGTTTAACGTGTGTAACCTTATGATGATTTTTTAATGTATCGCAACACATTGTTGTACATAAATACCACTCCTTCGTGGTTTGCAATTTTTTTATGTGTGTTAATAATTCATTTTGTTGATGTTTAACACTTTTAGGATCGCTAAATACATAGTAGGTTGGTTCAAAATTTAAATCATTACAAAATCTAAATGCTAATGATGTACAATATGTATCAAATTTATCTACATCAATATTTTTAAATCCGTATTCATATAGTTGCTTTGTTGAATTTCCATTTCCAATTATGATGGCGTTTTTCATTTTTATAATATTTATAAAAGAAAATAATTTATAAAATATTCGGCATTTAGATGTGCAAAAACTTGTGCAAAATAGTTAAAACTTTATTACTTACTTTATCCACTGCTTCTATTGTATTTGAACCATTATGTGTTCCAAAAATATTCTGTTTAAAATTCCTCAAATTATTATCATAAGACAATGGTTCTTCTTCAAATACATCAAAACCAACGCTATCTATGAAACCATTTTCTAATAACTGAATTACATCCTTTTCGCATATTATTGGTCCCCGCCCAACATTAATTATTTTTACTCCTTTTTGACATAATAGTATTTTTTCTTTGTTTAATAAGTGAAATGTATGTTTATTTAAGGGACAGCACGTAATAACATAAGTTGAATTTTCTAAGCATTTATCTAATGTACCAAGTTTAATATCATTATATTCTGATTGTTTATCAATATATAATGGATCTGAAACCCAAATATCCATATTAAATGCTTGTAACTTTCGAACAATACATTTTCCAATATCACCAAAACCAACTAGACATATTTTTTTTCCGGTTAATGTTTCACCACAAGGTTTAATCCATTCGTTATTAACAACAGAATTATGAATAGTATGCAATTGTCTTGATAAACAAAGCAAATATCCAATTGCTACATCGGATACTTCTTCGCCAAACATTTGGGGTGTATTACAAATAGGAATGTTAAGTTCTTTACAAGCATCAAAATCAACATTATCTGTTCCCACTCCCCATTTTACACACGCTTTTAATTTCCCTTCTATTCCTGCTTCAAATACACGTTTTGTAGCAGGGTCATCACCAATAATCCATCCATCATATTGACCAATAATTTTACATAAGTCTTCCTCTGTCATAACTTGTTGAAAATCTGGGATAGTTATTTTAAAATCATATTGTTCTAGTAAATCTTGATAACGTGATATTTGTTTAATCATTGGAGGACATGTTAATAATATATTATACATTTTATAATATATTATAATAGGAATTATTTATATAAATAATTATAATATATAAATATAATGACTACAATTCGCAATAAATGTTGTATATGTGATAATAAGTTGGATAATATAATTGCTTTTGAAAAATATCCTATTTCATTTTCTATGACAAATAACAATAAATATACATTTGAAGATTTGATATTTACTGAATGTATTAAGTGTAAAACAATTCAAATTAAAAAATTAATTGATTTAAAAATGTTGTATGATAAACCACATAATAATAACATAATTGGTAAAATATGGGTAGAACATTTTCAAGATTTTTCTTCTATGATAAATAAATTTAAAAAATATAATGATAATGTTTTAGAAATTGGAAGTCCAACTGATAAAATAGAAAGATATATTGATAATTATTTACATTGGATTTTAATGGATCCAAATTGCGAAAAATATCCAAAAAAAAATATACAAAATATAAATGAATTTTTTTCTGAAAAATCAACATTTAATTGTAAATTTGATACAATTATTCATAGTCATTTATTAGAACATCTTTATGAACCAAAAACAATGCTTTTAAAAATGAGTGAAATATTAACAGAAGATGGAAGTATTTTTATAAGTATTCCAAATTTACATTCATATTCATTTGAAATATTATTTTTAGGAATGCATTTTGAACATACATATTTGATTAATGAAATCAATATGTTATATTTATGTAATATTTGTAAATTAGAAATAGTTAACAAACAATATTATAAAAAGCATTCAATATTTTACCAATTAAAAAAAACAAATCAACCAACAACCATATCCATATCGTTATTAAATGAATTTAATTTAGGATATAAATTATTGTTATTAGATAAAATAAATGAAATGAAAGATATGATTAATAATATTAATATTACAATAAATAATAATAAAAATACATATATTTTTGGATGTCATAGTAATACACAATCTATGTTATATTTTGGATTAAATCGTAAAAACATTAAATATATTTTAGATAATGATTCTACAAAATGGGATAAACAATTATATGGGTATGACTTAGTATGTAGTAGTCCTGAAATAATAAAAGATGAATTAAATGTAATTGTTATATGTAATATAGGTTGTTATAATTACGAAGTAAAAAAACAATTATTAAAAATTAATAATTTGATAACATTTATTTGATTAATGACATTTTTATTCCCAAATTATTAATTTTAATATTATTAATTCTTAATAAATGCGCTACTATTAACTCAGGTACTGGACCACTTCTACCATGTTGTGGTTTAATATATTTATCACTTAACATATTTTTTGATGTTAAAACATAATTAAATACGTTACATAAAATATTCATAGTTTCATAACTATTTGACATATAAAAAAAATCATCAACACCATCTAGGTTTTCATTTCTACCCCACCAATTTGTAACATAGATAGAATTATCCTTAATTATATTATTTAAATTAATTTTTGTTGGAAATTTATTATCAAAACGACTTCTTATTATTAAATCGTAGTGTACATTATCATTTTTATTTGTGCTAAACAAGTTCCATAATGATTTTATACGATAATATTGACCAATAATACTATTTTTACATCTAGAGTATGATGTAAAATTATATGTTTTTAGATAATTATTAATAAAAGTATCATCATATTTATTATTAAAATCATTTATGTCCTCTATTTCATAAGCAAGAGGATTAAATAATGATAATAATTTATTTACATCTAACAATTTTTCATAATCAGTCCAATCTGTGCTTTTATCACCATAAACCTTAGGACTTTTCTTTTTCCCTAATATGTTCCATGTACTAATATAAATATCACAATCATAATTGTCTAAAAAAAACTTATGCTCTTTGTATGATTGTTCTATATCACGAACAAATCCATAAATGATCAATGCTATTTTCATTGAGACTAATATATATATATATATATATTATGAATATAATAATACCTATTGGTGGGAAAGGAGAACGATTTAAAAATAAAGGGTATACTAAACCAAAGCCATTAATTGACATTTTTGAGAAGTCAATGATATTCTATATTTTAGACAATTTAAATATTAGTAAGAATGATACAATTCATATAATTTATAACACAATATTGGAAAATGAAAATTTCACCCGAACTATAAAAAAAAAATATCCATTAATACATTTTATACCATTACCACATGATACAAGTGGTGCTGCTGAAACATTATATTTAGGATTAAAAGGAATAAATAATGGTCTAAATAATTCAAATAAAAATATTGTATTGGATTGTGATACATTTTATAAAGAAGATATCATAGATATTTATAGAAGTAGTGTCCATAATAATGCTGTATTCTATAGTGTAAAAGAAAATGAAAAACCAATATATTCGTACATACAATTAGATGAAAATGCGAAAATAGTCGACATTAAAGAAAAAGAGAAGATCTCTAACAATGCAAACACGGGTGCATATTGTTTTGAAAATATTGAGATATTGTGTAAATATTGCAAATATATATTAGACGAAAATATTGTATTTAATAATGAACCATATACATCTTGTGTAATAAATGAAATGATTAAAAAAGATATTATATTTCATGGTATAGAATTAAAAAATAGTAGTATTGTTTCATTAGGTACTCCAGATGATGTAGAAAAATATATAAATAATACAAATATTTTATTATTTGACTTAGATGGAACTTTGGTGGATACAGACTTTATTTATATCAAGGTTTGGTGTAAATTATTAAAAAAATATAACATTACATGTGATAAAATATTTTTTGATTATTTCATTAAAGGAAAAAGTGATAATACTTTTATGAGTTATATTGATTCCTCAATAACATCTAATAAGATAGTTGAAATATCACAAATGAAAGATGAGTTATTTATAGAATATTTACAAAAAGAACAGCAAATATTATTTGATGGGGTCCTTGATTTTTTCAAAGAAAATAAACATCATAAAATAGCAATTGTTACAAGTTGTAATAAAAGGGCTGCTGAATATATTTTACATTTTAATGGATTAATTAAATATGTAGATTTAGTTATAGCGTCTGAAGATTGTAATCATCATAAACCAAACCCAGAACCTTATTTAAAGGCGATTGATTATTTTAATGCAAATAAAGAAAATATATTTATATTTGAAGATAGCTACTCTGGTTATTGTAGTGCAAAACGAACACATGTTACAAATATATGCCTAATAGAAAACAAAAATTCTTGTAGTGAAATTACTAAGGCACTTCAATTTAAATATAATAATTATAGAAACTTGAATTTAAACAATATAATACAATTTTATATGAATTTTAACGTTAATAGTATAGTAGATTACATAAAACAAATAAAAAATTCTATAAATACAATTCCAATTAAAAATATTACGAAAAATAGTAATAATTTAAAAACAGGATATATTTGCGATATTAATAGTTATCGAATTGAATATATTAATAATACATATGAAAATATTGTTCTTAAAATAAGTAATTTTGATAATGAACTGTCATCTACTGCTATAAAATTAAATATGTATGAAAATGAAACATATTTTTATGATAGAATAGCACATTTAGTCACAAATACTCCAAAATATTTTGGTTCGTTTAAAGATAATCAGAAGGATGCTATTTTATTAGAGGATTTAAATAAATATTCGGGAACATTTAATATAAATTTGAATGCAAATATATATATATTGTTTAATGTGGTTAAACATATACACGATATTCATAAAATATTTTATTTTGAAACATGTGATGATATAATACCAAATATGAAATATTTAAAAAAAGTAAATGAAATATCATATTTTAAAGAGCTGATAAATACACGATATGAAATATTTG